GTGCGCCAGAGTAAAGGACGTGTTGCCTGCCCCGACCGTACCGCTGGGGGTTTCCCCGTTAGCGAATCCGTGACCACTCGATGGTGCTACGACATTGGCGCCCGTAGCTGCCACCATCGCGTTGCTGCCGTTGGAGGCGAGGAGGCCAGCGCCGACCGAAGTCTGCATAGTGATTGCCGGCGTGCTGGTGGACGTGGCCACTGAGCCCTGGAAGCCATTGGCCGTCACCACCGAAACCGAGGTGACCGTACCCGCACCTGCGCCGCTGGTGAAGATGCTATAGGCCCAGTTTGATGGCGTGGACGGCGTAGGGATAAGAGCAGTGAATGTCGCCGCCGTAAAAGGGGCGCTGGCCGATCCGGGGATCGACACTACGGAGGTGCCGTTGGACGACTGGACGGCAATAGCCCCACTGGACTGATTGATGATCGTGTATTGCTGGCCCGCAATGACTCCTGAGTTAGGCAGCTTCACCGTCTGTCCCGATGATCCGGTCCAGACCTGAATCTCAGCGTCGGTAACCGCCATCGTGGTAGTTCCACCTGCGGTGGCCGGGCTATTGAACCCTGGAATGAAGGAGTTGGCCCTCAGGTTGAGGTTGGCATCCCATTCTGCCAATGTGCTCGCCGTTGGTGTCGTGCTGTAGGCAGCTGAGGCAAGCCCCGCCAGCGGTAAGCCGGTGCAGTTTGTCAGCGTGCCTGACGCCGGGGTTCCTAAAGCCGGTGCCGTCATAGTGGGCGACGTCAGCGTCTTGTTGGTCAAGGTCTGTGTTGCACCCAGAGTCACCACGGTGTCCGACGACCCGGGGAATGTCATCGTGGTGGAGTCAGTACCAGCGAACGTCAGGCTGTTGGACAGAGTCAACGTCTTGCCGTCAGTACCAGCGAAGTTGAGGTCGTTGCTGAATGTCGGCGCCTTGCCCGCAGCTACGACAACGGCTGTCCAGCCCGCCGCCGTTGTGGGCGCAGCAGTCTGAGCTGTGAAGATTCCCGATGTGCTGCCTGCCAGCGTGGCGATAGTTCCTGACGTGTTGCCCTGAACAGTCACCGCGCCAGTCGAGTTGTTGACGATGAAGTACTGCTGCCCCGCGGCAACGCTTGTTGAAGGGAGCTTCACGGTCTGAGTGGTGGTACCAGAGAAGACCTGAACCTCAGCGTAGGTGATGTCCATCGTCGTCGTGCCGGCGGCAGTCGTGATGGGGTTGGTCGCTGAGATGAAGGTGTTGGCGTTGAGGTTCTTGTTGGTATCCCACAGCGGCACGGTGCCTGCAGCAGCAGTTGAGGAGACCGGCACGTTGGTTGGGGCAGCGCTTGATCCAGTGGTGTTACCGAGCAAAGAGTTGGCATTAATGTTCGCTAGCTTGCCGCCCGCGCCACTGGTGACCGCGCCCGCGCCGATGGTGGTTGTACCTGTTGCGCCGACCGTCACATCACCGCTCAGCGTGGTGATTGTCGGGGTGCCACCGTTACCGAGGATGACCTGGCCGGTAGACATCGAGCTGACGCTGATCTGGTTGCCAGTCTTACTCAGGACGTTGGCCACGGTGATCTCACCCGCGCCGGAGAACTGTGTCCACTTCATCGCCGTGGTGCCATAAGTGAACGCGGTGTCAGGAGCGGGACTTGACACAACCCAGCCGGAGGAGGCGTTGACCGTTCCACCTTCAACAAAGGTGAAGGCGCCCTCAGGGTTGTTGCTGCCCGTCATATCGGCCGCGCGAGTCACCGTCAGGTTCGTTGTGTTGCCGGTGACTTGGTAGAGGCCGTTAGCCGCCGCAGTGGAGCCAGCTGAACCCGACTGCCCGGCACCGTTACCAGTCGGGGCATCTTTGACCAAGATGTAGTCGTTGACGGCAGCTGAGTATCCATCCACCGTGGTGCCGTTAATCTGTGTGACGGAACCTGAAGTCACGGTGTAGGTTTCAGCGCCAGTCGTGGCAGCTTGCGCTGAGTACTTAGCGCCAATGCCCTGGATGAGCGCCTGGACCTGACCGAGGTTTACTGCGTCCGTAGAGGCGGAACCGTTGGCCAGGTTGTTGATTTGGTTAGAGCCAGCCGACAATGCGCCCGTCAGTGCCCGAGTGCCATCAGCCTTAAGGTAGGAGGTGGCAAGCTGGCCGTCCGTGATGCCCGCCGACGCGGAGAGCTGCGTCGTGGTGATCGACGCAGAAGCGATCTGCGTAGCACCATTAATCTTGGTTTGCGTCATTTACTACTCCTCAGCCGGGCAGTCTCACGAATTCGCAGACACTTTGGGCGTGATAGATACAAGTTCGTCGGGCCTAACCGCAATAGATCCTAGCCGGTAGGCCTTCCCGCAGGGCGTACCTGAGGCCGCGGCGTACACGATTCGCGGACGGCGACGATCAGCGCCTAGTGCATAGTTGACCGGCGCGATGAAGTGAACTTGCGACCAAATGACTTCCGTTGAAGTCTTGTGGACCATCCTCGCCACGCGCCGGATGACGGGAAGCTCGTTGTCATCCTCATCAAGAAGGGTCACCCAGCATGGCCCGTAGCCAAGTCCTAGGTCAGCAAGATTGTCCTCGAGCGCGGCCAAAGCTTCCACCTGAGCAATCGCCTGCGGCTCAGCTTTCACCGCGCCGTTGGTACGCATTGCCCTTCTTCCTTACTCGACCAGGTAGTCGACTGTGAGAACATCATCCACCAGCGGAGCTGTCGTGAACGTGATTTGGTTAGGCGGCGTTTCGTGGTAGCTGTAGCCGATCTGCTCTCGTAGGCCGTTGCGAAAGACGATAGTGGACCGACTGACGAAGTTATGGACCAGTGAAAAAACCTCGTTCGTACCGTCTTGGGTTCCAGTCGGGACCTCGTTGTAGATGTTGGCGTTGTCGCCTGGTGCACCTGTCTTACCGGGTGCACCAGGCACCGGCATGATGAGGACATTGGTGGGACCGGGCGCAACGGTCGTGATGTCAGGCAGCGCCGGCGGAGCGACTTCAATAACCGTGCCAGGTGGCAGCATGATCGGATTAGTCACGGCGCTGCACCACGCCCTTCGCCCAGCAGTAGTCGTCACTCGACGGGGTATTAGGAAAGCTCACCATAATGCGGATGAGCGCACCATCTTCAACGGTATCGGTGGCCGTTGAACTGGCTTTGATATAGACCGTGTTGTCGGTGATGACGGCAGCCCAGGCAAACTCCAGGGGCCATTGAGCAAGGGGTAGGGCCGTATTAGTGTTGGCCGCATAGCAATTCACTACGATGGTCGTGCCGTCTGGCCAGATGTCCGCAGTCGTATTCGATACAGGCTGCAAGGTGACAATCCAGTCCTGGCCCATACTAAAGACCGCGACGATGTCGAGCGGCTGCCAGCCGAGAGGTGTGGGATCTTGAACGGCCAATCCCCGGGCCCACAGCTGCTCCGTCGAAGTCACCGTGCCTCCTTTAGGCTGCCATCGTCCCACGGTGGAAGTGTCGACTCGAGTTCAACACGACGGGCGTGTCAGCGTGTAGGACATATTGATTTCTCGTGTACGATTCCGCCAGGTTTAAGATCGGACCTCCGGTTGGCGGCACGCCTCCCTTGGGGACTGACACCGAGTCGCCGTCCGGCACGGATTGGTCGCGTTCCATTTGTCATGCCTCAAGAATAGGAATCTTCCGATGACTACAGATTCATCGATTGAGAACCGCGGGCTGGTAGCAGCCGGTGGTATGGAGGACTTCCTCGCGACGTTGATTAAGCGACGCGGGCAGGTTCACGAGGAGCGCGCCCGTGCCCAGCAAAAGGGTGAGGCCGTTCTTCTTCTCGCACGCGAGCAAGGCCGCGAGAAGCTCGAGCACGAAGAAGACGGTGAGTTCCGCAAGTACATGGACGAGATGCGCACCCTGGGTGCGGAGATCGTCAACTTGGACGAGCGCATCGAGGAAATTCGTGCAGAGGTCGAGCGCTCCGGACAGATCAACGCCTCACTGTCGCGCATCCGCAAGGCAGAGGGCACGATCACCAAGGTTCGCGAGCAGGCCATCTACCAGAAGGGCGATCACCGTCGGTCCTACATGCAGGACATGATCAAGGTCGCTCTGAACGTGGACGACACCGGCGAGTGCCGCGACCGTCTGCTGCGCCACGCGCAGGACGTTCAGACCCTTCCGGAGTACACCGAATTTCGTGACATCAGCCGTGTCGACGGCTCTGGCGGTTATGCAGTTCCACCGGCTTGGTTGATGAATCAATACATAGAATTGGCACGTCCCGGTCGGGCATTTGCCAACTTGGTGCAGCGTCAGCCGCTCCCCGGTGGTACCGACTCGATCAACATCCCGAAGCTATTGACTGGTACTGCGGTAGGCGTTCAGACCGCAGACAACCAAACGGTGACGGATGTCGATCTGACAGACACGTTCATCAACGCGCCTGTGCGGACCATCTCCGGTCAGCAAGGTGTGGCCATCCAGCTCATCGACCAGAGCCCCATCGCGTTCGACGACGTGGTGTTCCGCGACCTTGTGGCCGCGCACGCTGCCGCAACGGACAAGCAGGTTCTGGACGGTACTGGAACCAACGGCCAGGTGCTCGGTGTGGACTACACCTCGGGCATCTCGACGGTGGCAGCCTCGGCAGTCACCATCCAGGGTGTGTACTCAGCCATCGCTAACGCGATTCAGCTGATCCACAGCACCCGGTACCTCCCGCCGGAAGTGATCGTCATGCACCCCCGGCGCTGGGGCTGGTTCCTGTCGCTGCTCGACAACCAGGACCGTCCGCTGTTCCTCCCGGCTTCCAACGGCTTGTTCAACGCCGCCGGTATCCTCGAGGACGTTGCTTCGCAGCAGATCGTCGGTCAGATGCACGGATTGCCCGTGGTAACTGACCCGAATATTACGACTGCTGCCGGTAGCGAAACGCCTACGGGCACAGAGGATGTCATCTATGTCCTCCGTGCAAGCGACCTTGTGCTGTGGGAGTCCGGTATTAGGGCTCGCGTGCTTCCGGAAACGAAGGCCGCGAACCTGACCGTGCTGCTTCAGATCTACAACTACCTAGCTTTCTCCGCAGCCAGGTACCCGCAATCGATTGTCACAATCACCGGACTCACGCCCCCGACATTTTAGTCGGTAGGCGGTGATCCCGCCTAGGTACTTACGAAGTCACCCACCTTCTGACAAAATCAGAAGGTGGGTGACTTGTTTAAAGAGCAGCAATGCGGTGGCTGCAAGAAGGTATTGCCGCAAGACGCTTTCTCCCCCTCTCACCGCGGCAAGAAAGGCCGTTGGTGTAGGGAGTGCTTCCGCTTAAATGCCCGCGGTGAACGTGTAGGCGTAGCGCATGAGGAACGCATCTGCCAAGCCTGCGGCGATAAATTTGTGCCAAAGCAACTCAAAGAGTTCAGCGCCTACTGTTCGCGTAGCTGTAAGGACAAAGGTCGAGTTAATAAGCGCAAAGAGCTTGGCACCAACCAAGAGCACAACCGCCGCGCTAACATCAAGCGCCTCTATGGCATCTCGCCAGAGCAGTACGATGAGCTTCTCGCTAGGCAAGACGGCGTTTGCGCCATCTGCAGCCAGACCTGCACTAAGTACGAGTTCCTCTCGGTAGACCACGATCACAGTTGCTGTCCCGGCAGGACGACGTGCGGCAAGTGCATCCGCGGACTGCTCTGTAACAACTGCAACCGCTTCATGGGACTCGCCGGCGATGACCCTGAGCGCCTTCGTGCTGCAGCCGACTACCTAGAGAAGATTCGCTAATCCCCGCTATCAATAGGATGGTGCTTACCATCCCGATCGGTGTACCAGCCACGAGTAGGCGGGGTAGACCCACTCGATCCTCCACCGCTAGACCCTCCATAGTGACTGTGGCCATGC